TGTTTTTTCTACATTAACATTAGAATCAAAAGATGTATACGAATACGACTTTTTTAATTCTTGTGGATTTGGTGATAATAAACGACATACACTAGCATAGAAGGTAAACATTATTGCTGTTATTTATGTTTATTTTTTTATATACTAAATACAAGATGGTTTCACTCCAGGAGTTACCTAAAAAGGTTCAGTATATAATTATAGATTCAAAATATGTAAATGGTTCGAATAATACATTTAGTATAGATCTTTCACTTGAATCGAATTTACATTTAGAAGATATCACACAAGTGTGTGGCCTAAAACCAGTCGATTTTTATGTCACGCAAATTGGACAGGCAAACACTAACTCTGATACTTACGTAAGTAGTGTAGCAAAGTACGTTGATATAACATGCGAAGATATACCTAAACGTGCTCAAATACTCGATGAACGTAATGGACAAATTTTAGCACGCGTACCACTCGAAAGACATTATAATCATGGTGCACATACTATAGTTAGAGATAAGCAGTGGAAAGCATTCCCAAGACAAACAAACTTATTTAATCCGATATCTATGCAAAAACTTCATTTTAAGTTATATGAATATCAAGAAGATACAGATTACGTTACTTTACAACCGGATGCAGAATGGTACATGATTCTCGAAGTTACAACTATAGACGTTAAGGAAAAACCTATAAATCGAGAGGTTCAAATTCTAGAAGCTTTACATAAACTTATCGGGAAGATAGAGGATCTTAACGTAAACGTTAAAAAACTTCCAGATAAGGAGGATATTGAAAAAATGGAGAAAGAAAAAAAGAAAAAATACCCGCTACGCTATTTAATATTATTTATAGCATTAATCACTGGTGGTGTTATTTTCATCAAAAATAAAAGTACACCGTCTATTCCTCAACCTTCTTTTTAACAACACGTTTGACAACTTTTTTCTTTGGTGTTTCTGGTGCTGGAGCTGGTGGTGCTGGAGCTGGTGGTGCTGGAGCTGGAGCCTTTACTGGAGCTTGAGCTGGAGCTGGAGCTGGAGCTGGAGCTGGAGCTGGTGGTACTGGAGCTGGTGGTTCGATTGCATCAACTATTTGTCTAAGGATACCATAGACAGTTTCTTTATGAATTTTTGATCTTTGAAGTGCTTCTTCAATTTGTTCTCTAACAGAGTCCATCGCGTAATATATATAAAAGAAATATTATCTTTATACTAAATGTTATTCATCGGTCCAAGTCCCCTGAGTGGTATAGGTCAACACTGTAAAAAATATATGAACCTTTTCCCTGGAAGTAAATATATAGAAATTCAAAATGATATACCAGAGTGTGAAAATGCGTTTATATTTGCTTTACCTGTAAACCCATGGCTCGATAAAATTCCAGAAATTAAACGAAAAATTAAACATGTTATGTGTATGACGGTATGTGAAACCGAAACAGTTCATGAAGATTATGGTAAACTATTTAAACTTTTTGATAGAATCGCCGTACCAAGTGAATTTTGTCGTCGCGTGTTTAAACGGCAATTTCCTGATGTAAAATTTTATATCATACATGCACATATACCTGATCATAGACTATACACATTTTATCATATTGGTAATGTTCACGATCCACGAAAAAACTTTAATAAAATCATAGAAACATTCGTACGTATGAATAAACCAGATTCACGTTTATTGGTAAAAGCAACGTGTAAACAATCAATTCAAATAAAAATACCAAACGTTACGTTTATAAATGGTCTCATATCAGACGAAGAAATGGAAAAGATACATGCCCTGGGTGACTGTTATGTAAGTTTTTCGAGTTCAGAAGGTGTAGGTATGGGTGCAGTCGAAGCGGCTTTACGAAATAAACCAGTCATTATAACGGATTATGGAGGTGCACCTGAATATATAAAAACGCCGTATACGATAGACTGTGAACGTCAAAAACTAGTAAAAGATGATTTTCTATTTAAGGCTGGTATGGAATGGGGTAAACCAAATGAAAAACAATTGCGTGAGTTTATGGAAGATGCATACACCAATAAAATAAGGTATATGGAACATCCTAGGACTCATATGTTGACGTGTAAAGAAAATGTATTACAGGAATTCGTCGCTAATGTAATTGGTAAGGAAAGTGATAAGACCGGTCAAGATGGCACCTGACATGAGTGAGCCTCTCTGGGCAATAAGCATGGCGACGACATCATCAATAAATTTAATATTGGTTGGTTTCTTAAGAAGTTCTGGTACGATTTTTGAAATTGCAAGATAAAGTGCCATGGCTATTATGACAGGTCTGAGTGTTTCTTGATCTAACATTTTTTTATAATAAGGAAACATTTATTTTTGGTCTCGTTCCTAGCACTTGATTGTCTATTCTATGTTTTTTGCAGTAATCCCCACAAACAGCTTTGAATGTACATTTTTTCCCTGATAATGTAAAAGCTTTACATATATTACGGGATTCAGAAACGTCCTGTTTAGGAGCAGAATCTAAGACCTGTATAGGTTTTGTTTTCTGACATTCGAGTTTCTTTTTTCTCATTTTATCGAGGATTATTGCCATTTCCTCTGGTGTTTTTTTACTCGTTTTTAAAGTTTTAGATACACGTAAACAGTCATCGTAACTTTGAATATTTGATTGATGTTTTTTAGTGAGTACATTTTTAGTATCACTAAAATTCGTTTGAATCACGGTCGGTAGAAAGTATTGCGACATCTTAATTTATACTAAAAATAAAATAACTTAGGTTAGTAAAAGATGTGGTTCTTTATAAAACTTAAAAGAACGTATAGCTTCACTTTAGGTGAGTAATATAAAAGATAAAACCTTTTACTTTTAAATGAATCTTAAGTGGACAAAAGAGTGTTATTTGTGTGAATGTCCTTTAGAGCCGTGTGTACACACAAAAACGACAGAAGAACGTTTACTTGTTCGAGAATATAGAAAATTGCGACCTATTTTTATATATAACAATATTGAATATTTGAAATTTTTTGGTACAAATATAAAACGTGTCTGTTATGCGTGTTATATAACGTCTTATAAAAATATTCACCCGGTATCACTTAGACACCGCGAGTGTGGTCGTATAAAAAATATATATTCGAGACCCAAGTCAAAAACAAAAGATGAATTAGTATACTGGTTCGAAGGACTAAAAATATACTTAAATAAACGACTTTATATAACATAAATGAGTGAAAGTATTCAAAAACTCACACATGTGGAGCATATTTTAAAGCGTCCAGATTCATACGTTGGACCCGTTTCACGTGTAGCGGAACCTTATTGGATTTATGAAAATGATTCATTTGAAAAGAAAACGGTAGTGTATTCACCAGCACTTTTAAAAATATTCGATGAAATTTTAGTAAACGCGATCGACCGAAACTCCATGTACCCAAAAAATGTAACGTCACTCAGTGTTTCTATTGATAAAACGACTGGCCAAATAACCATTGAAAATAACGGACCTTTGGGTGGTATCGCGGTTAAAATGCATGAAAAAGAAGGTTTATGGAATCCCGAGTTGACATTTGGACATTTACTTACGAGTACAAACTATGATGATACACAAAAACGTCTCGTGGGTGGACGTAATGGATACGGTGCAAAGCTTACGAATGTATATTCATCAATGTTTTCTATAAAAATTAAAGATGGTGAAAACAAGTGTATATATACACAAGAATGGTCGGATAATATGAAAACATGTGGTACACCCAAAATAAAAAAGTATTCGAGTGCTACGTCGAGCGTTTCGATTACTTTCGTTCCCGATTGGAAACGGTTTGGTATGTCAAAAATGGATGATTCTATATATAAAATATTTGAAAAACGGGTATACGATGCAAATATTTGTACATCGCAAAACTGTAAAGTAAAATTTCAAGGTGAAGCATTACAAAAATGTACATTCAATACGTACGCAAAAATGTATACTAAATCTGATGAAATGTGTACGTTTACGAATGATAGGTGGTCAGTCTGTATTGCACCTTCAGATGATGGGTTTGAACATGTATCATTTGTGAATGGTATATGTACTACAAAAGGTGGTTCACACGTTGACCACGTTTCCGGAATACTCGCAAGTGGTATAATTGATGATATGGCGAAGAAGATAAAACTCAGACCTCAACAAGTCAAGAACGCGTTTTTTGTTTTCGTAAAAGCGACGCTCGTCAATCCGAGTTTTAGTAGTCAGGTTAAATCTGAATGCACACTCAAGCCACAGGATTTTGGGAGTAGATTTGAACCACCGAAAACGTTCATCAAAAATATTCTAAAAACCAATATTCAATCGGAATTATTGGCTTTATCAAAGTTTCGTGAAATGAAAGAATTGAAAAAAACGGATGGGTCTCGTAAATCAAAAATAACGGGTATCCCAAAACTCGATGATGCGAATAAAGCCGGTACT